TCTCGAATACAGGAAGGGCGAACCAAAAAGATGTACTGGCAACTACTGTTCAGTTGCCGACATATGTCACCAATGGAGAGAAGAAAGGGAGGCTGTAAATGGGTGATGACGATAACGATTTTGAGGAACGATTTGCTTTGAAGGTTAAGCCTGATACACGCATGAAACAGGTAAGACATTTCAAACCAAGTGTCATTGAGAAACTTAAAGCAATTAAGAAGGATATGAAGACGAGCATTATATCCACAGATCAATTTAACAATAAAAAACAAAAGCAAAACAAGGAGAAAAAAAATGAAAGATAATCCTGCATGGGGTCAGCTAAAAAAAATAGACGTTGAAAAAGAAAAGATGGTCAAACAGAAAGGTAAGTATTCTTACATTTCATGGGCGATGGCGTGGAGTAAACTGTGTGATATTTACCCAGATGCCACATTTGAAAAGCATTGCAATGAACAAGGCTTTCCTTACTTCAAGGACGAAAATGGTTGGTGTTTTACCAAGGTTACTGTGATTGTAAATGGCAAGTCTGTGACAGAGATGTTGCCTGTTCTTAATAATTATAATAAGCCAATTAAAAATCCAGACAGTTCTGACGTAAATACCTCTTTACAGAGATGCTTGGCAAAAGCTGTAGCTCTTCATGGTCTAGGCGTTCATGTTTATTCTGGTGAAGACATAGCAGAAATACCTGATAATCTTGGTGAAGAGGAAAAAGATGATGCTAAAGAAAAAGACACAAAAGCCAACACAATTAAAACAACAGAACTAAAAAAGGTTCAAGATGAAGTCAAGGAAGTAGAAGAGAAAGCCTCTAAGCCAGACACCTTAACTATAGACGTTCCTGAAAAGGATAGTTTCAAGAAAGTGGATACTAATGTCGATATCAAAGAAGTCGGAGAGTATGGCGAGAAGATTATAGAGGTCTACGAAAAAGTTGCGTTGCCTGCAATTAAAACTGTTGACGATCTAACCTCTTATTACAGGAGAGAGGAGGCAACACTAGAGAATCTAAAGCAGAATGCTGTAGATGTTTACGATAAAATCATCGATTTATTTACAAAAAGAAAGGAGCAAATAAATGGCTGAATATAGAGGCGTAAGTGGTGCGTTATACACCAACAATTATAAAAGCACTGATAGTCAACCTGACTACACAGGCGAACTGGATTTGTCGAAGGAGGTTCTTGACGCTATTCGACAGCAAATGGAAAGCAAGGTGAACGGAAAAGGCACTCCCATAAACTTTGATGAAGGCACTGGGTTTCCTAGAATATCCCTTGCTGCTTGGGTAAAGGATGGCAAGAAGGGTCAATTCTTCTCTGTCAAAGCAAGTCCTATTACCGTCAAGAAGAAGGAAGAAAAAGATGATATCCCATTCTAGTATGATTGAGCGTCACTCGAAGGACTACTATAAAGCCAAGTCCTTCGATGTAGTCGTGGAGGTTAAGTATAGAAGAACCAGAAAGGTCAGAGCGTTAGACAAGGAGCAAGCTAGAGAGTTTGCCGTTCAACGTGAGACTGATATGGCTCAGAAAAGATATGATAAACTTAATCACATTGACTACTCATTAGAAAGTGCAAGGGCTGTTAAAGTGTCTCTGTCAGAGAAAAGAGATTTTAAATCACACAGACGAGATTAGTCTAACAAGTCCTCTAGGAACGATACTTCGATATCTCTCATTGCAATATTGGATTTAGCCACTATGTTTTGGATCATTTCGTTGTATCGTTCTACTAGCTTTTCCTTTTGAGACTCAGGTATTCTTTCGTTTTCCTGTATCTGATTTCTTAATCGCATAAGTCTATTTCTGGCATTGTTGTAGCCGTTTATAAGACCTGCAATTTTTAACTCATCTTTAAATCTTTCTTGGGTTTCTTTGTAACCCTCTCTATCACCTTGTTTCATGGTTCTCTTCAGTTCTTTTAATGCCAATAGAACTCTATCTCTTTTCTCAACAAATTCCCCTACATCCTCTCTCTCAGATACGGAGTAAACAAACTTTCGAGCTACAGGAAGTCTTCTCACATTCTCCTCTGAAAATCCCTCTATAAGCAATCCTTTTGGATCGCCAGTGACTGTACCTACTGCCAAGTCACCTACATTGTTTACAAATCTTCCCAAACCACCAATCGTGTATTCAAACCAAAAGTCTATCAGTGCAGGATTAACATCAATAACACCTGACACTCCTTTGGTTCCTCCTGTTAATTCGTTTGCCTTCTCAGCTATAAACTTGGCTGTGTTTGTTGTGCTGTTCCAGTACAACTGACTATCAGGCTTTCCTATACCGAACTGTGATGGCTCCTTGTAAATTGGTCTTCCTGCATAGTCAAAGTTCTGTGCCACACTAATAAATGGATCGGCAACAGTAGGAGCAACAAAGTTTAAGAAACTCTCTGTACCACCAAGAGGATTAATAATCTCATACAGTGTTCCCTCCATGCTATTGGCTGCCTCACCTGCTGTGTATGCACCTCTGCTCCATCTACTTAAGGATCGACCTGTGTTGAATGCCATATTAAAACCATATGGAAATGGTATAGTGATGAATGATCTATCTGTAACGCCAACCAAATCAGGTAATATTAAGTTATGCTCAAGAGTATAGTCAGGTATCTTGTCGTATATTAGATTTCCATCTTCATCCTCTTCACCAAAAAGAGCTGCCAACTGGTCTTGCATCAAGCCATAGGCTATAAGACCTGCCCACATGGTTCTTACTTTCCTTGACTTTGTGGCTGCCTGTAGGGCTGCAAACGTACCCTGTATAGATGCGTTGTAGAAGAGATACATAGAGTTTAGGATACGACCATACTCACCTGTCTTGGCAAAGTTTACTGTTACGTTTCTGGCTGCTTGAGCCGCTCGTGCAGGAGTAAATCCTTTCTGTCTGAGTGTTTTATAAGTTGCTACACGCATGGCGTTTTCAGCCACGATGTTTGTGTTCTCAAGTAGTGACCCTAGTTTCTTTGCACCCTTACCAACAAAGCTATCTCTTATAGGTCTTTTGGCTACATTACCCATGATGTTATTTATATCTCTTACCTGATCAGCAAGCGTTGTTACAGTGTTTAAAACATTTTGACCACCTGCCTCAAGAAACTCCATGTAATAACCCACATCAGTTAAGTTACCTTCTGAATCTGTTCTCTCTCTATCATTGTTAAATACAAATCTTTTTATTCCCTTCATAGATGAAGGAACATTCTTAAGCATATCACGCTGTACGTTTGGCAAGTCATACTGAGCTATGTTTATAGACGCTGTAATAAGGTCACGAGAGAAGTTAGGAACGATAAAGGCAGGGTTGTAACTAGTGTTAACGGAGGCTAGGAACCTGTTCACTCTTGCCAAGAAACGTATACCACTCATACCATGTGACGGAGACACCAAGCTGTCACCTCTCATAGCTGAGGCTATGCGTGGATCAGTAAACTCTATAGCCACTTCCTGTATTTCTTTTTCGTTATCTGGGTTACGCCTTTTAACTATGAGTACATTTGGGTCTTGGGCTATTTCCTGTGCTGTCACTGGTCTTTGACTTATTACACCTGTTCGAGTATCGACAACTTTCTTTCTAGGCGTTACCTGTATGACACTACCGAAGTCTGTTCTGGCTAGGTCAGCCTCTGTGGTTGTGACAACATTTGGATCATTTGTCTCTAAAAGATTAAGCATAGACAAGCCAACCTTGTTTCTTTCGGCTCGTAAAATAGCTGTAGTGTTTTGTTGAAACAGGTTACCCATAATATCAGTGGCATACTTACTTCTACCTGTTACTTGCCTGTCTTCTCTTTTACCTTTTATCTGTTTATTAACTTGAACTGGTCTGTTGGACAGTTCGGCTGTTTCGTCATCAGGGTCAAGAGAACCCTTGAGAGGCACATAAGACTTCCAAGGTGCATCATCTTCATCAAATATAGGTGACAACTGACCATCTTGTCTTACTCTGTTAGTGTCGGCTACTACTTGCCTTACCTGACCATTTATAACCTCAACCTGTGTTTTATTGGCGTATGTGTCAAACCAGTTAATTATGGCATCAGCCTCTGCGTCTGTCATACCAGAGCCAACTTCATTTGGTGTCATCTTATCAATTTCTTGTGATGTCTTGTCTAGGATGTATGCGTTTCTTTCTTTGGCGTGTTTTGCATATAGATATGCCTCAAACAAAGCCACCTTCTTGTCTTTGCCTGCCTTTATTTGCTCGTCAACAAAACTGGATCGTAAAGGATTGTTTGCTTTAGATGCACTTATAAGACCATCTATATCACTGTCTGTGACTATAAGACGTTTAATACCTTGTACAATATCGTTATATATACCCTCCTGTCTGGAGGTTATTTCTCTTCCAGTGATACCATAGAATAGCTCGTCCTGTAGATACGGATCAAAAGCATCCCTTAACTTAAGACCTTTCTTTTTTAATTCATCAAGCATGATAGCCACAGGGATCATCTTGTCTTGAAACTTAGATATAAAACTTGTGGCTAACTTCTTGGCTTTCTCTTGGGATACAAACCCTAGTGTTCCACCACGAATCACCTTCTCTATTGCCTGTAGAGAATTAGTGTATGTTGTGGCCTGTAGTCTCTGATCTAACTCACCAAACGTACCCTCTGCTCCAAATAGGCTCTGAGAGCCTGTAGGAGCCACACTGAGCCGCCTTACGCTCCTTCTGGCGGGTGATTGTAGGTTAAGCTGTTGAAGGGATGCAAAGGGGCTATCTTGGCTTGGCCTTCTTGATCTGTTTCTATCTGTCTGAAAAGTTAGCCTTGGCTTTCTTTGCTCTCTTGTTGGATATATGGTTCTAACAGTGTAAGCCTTGGTGCTTGGTTGAAACATCAAAGACAGTATTATAGGAGGGTAACCCTTTGGTCTGTTAGATTCCCATGTTAGCTGTATACTTCTACCAGTGTCAGATTTTACATCTATTCCCTGATATCCTGCATTGCCATACTCTTGCTGAATCATTTTGTTCATCATGGTGTATATGACTCGATCAGGCTCCTGACCTGTGGCATCTCTTATTTCTTTGTCGTGTCCTCTTGTTACAATGTGCCATGCACCATAACCACCCTCTCGACCATCCTTGAGAACAACGTGGTTACCATCTGTGTATGTTACAGGTATGACATCACCACCACGCTCTCTTACATAGCCATAGGCGTATCTCAGTGCCGACTCACTAAGCTGTCGCTTGTAATCTATAGGAACATTTTCAAAGTTTATGGGTATCTCACGCAGTGCGTTTGGATTAGATGGCTTAGTTGCTAAACGAGAATACTTAACATTTGGCGTTACGACTTGTTCATCAAGTCTGTTTACAGCCTCTGATAGTTTATCTAGGTCTTCCTGTGGTGCTACATCAAAGAGAGTAGGATTTACTTCTCCTGCTGTGGCTCTTCTTGATTGTTTTGATCGTCTATCACGTTGAAGCCTTGCTTCTTTAAAGCGTTTTCTAGCTTGTTCAAGATCTCGTCTAAGTCGCTCTGAGATGTCACTCCGATAAGCTCCGTCTTGTTTGAGTTGTCTAATTCCATCTTGAGTCCTTACCTCTTCAAATGTATTTAAATCATAAAATGCTTCTTGATCGGCTATTTCGGCTATGTATAAAGCCTCTTCTCTATTATCAGGTAGGACAACATTGTCAAGGTAATACTGATTTGTCTCATTGTCGAGCCACCCTCCCAAGAACACTTCTCTGTCTAATGCAGTGGCTAAATCTCTGGCGTTTTGTACATACTCTCTTAATACACTTCTAGTGATATCTCCCTTTACAATAATCTCAGCGTCCTTAAGAGGAGCCACAGGAAATCCACCAGATACAGGTTCAAGTTTGTCAGAAGTAATAGTAAATCCTTCAGGATTTTCCCTAATGAAGTTGTGTAACTTCCTTACTGATCTCTTTGCTGTTCCTGTGGTTGTGGGGAGGGCTTCTTGTCCTGCTGTTCTTTCTCGAAATCCTTCGAGTTGCGTAGCTCCTCGTTGAGCCTGAGTTTCAGCATCATCGCTTCGCTGAAATCTTTGTCCTTCTGGTAAGAGGTCATTTAGTGTTTCTATCCCTTCGCTAAAAGATTGGGGTCTTGATGGAACACCCAACTCTGTATATAAGTTTTGCTCTTTGTACCAAAGTATAGCCTGTAAATCTCTTTTTGACAAGTTGAACTTAGCTATCCTTGGATCGCCTTGAAGTTCAGCCATGAAGTCATCCATGTTTTGTCTGTCCACAGCACCCTTTGGCTGTCCAAATTCTTTTCCTTTTTCTTTGCCCTCTAAGTGACGACCTTTAGTATCAAATGTTCCTTCAAGTCTTCGGATCATTCGAGTAAACCAAACGTCCTTTGTGGAGACATCGTAGCCATTTATAGCTAAAGAAAAGTTACCTGTCTTATCGCCTATAATCTTTGCACCTAAGTGCATACTATTCATTCCACCACTAAGACTACCAGGTGCGCCGCCAAAACCTGCCTCTTTTCTTATTTCTCCCAACTCTCTAAGTGTGTGTTGAGAAAGCCAGAACTCAGCAAATCCTTTTTCTCCAAATTTATCTAATAGTTTATTTAAAAGGTCTAAACCCTTTGCAACAGTAGGGCCTCTTGATCCAAATCCTGCATTCACCACGCCTTCAACAGTTGATCCTGCAACAGGTTGAACTGTATCTAGTTTACCTGTTCTGAATAGCCTTAGTAATTGTGACGTAGATACTTTAGCATTAAGAGGAACAGAATTACCGTTTGAAGTCACACCTGCAATAGCTGACCAGAGAACTCTACGGTTTTCATTGCTCTTTAGACTTTCCAAGTCTGGTATCTGAGATAACATCTCAAATGTTTTTACAACATCCTCATCGTACCAACCCTTACCTGATACATCTCTCTTTAACATATCAAGTATCTCTGGAACGGCAGTGTTTATAGCTATGGCTCTATCCTCAGAGTTGGCAAAGTCTAATCGTCTACCATATGTTTTCATGTGAAAATCTTGCAGATAATTCTGTAAGTCTGGAACCGTAATCTTACCACCAACCTTATTGGCTCTTATCTCTTCCTTTGCTGTAACAGGATTAAGTGTTGTGGTTAAACTTCTTCTTGATTGCTTACCTTGTTCAGCTTGAGGTGATACTTTTGTATCTAAATACTCACGATCATCAGTTCTCGCTCTCTCACCTATGTCTCCTGTCCTAATGCCCTCAAATATATCGTCAACATTTTGGAAACCGTTTTCCTCGTGGGCATTGAATATGGACTTGAAGAAGTCAATAAACCTTTGCATCAATGTCTTTGGACGACCTGCTAGTTTCAGCTTGCCATCCATAGCATCACGGAACATCTCAGCTATGGCTTCCTCTTGTACGCCTTCTTGATTTAAATCTGGATATAAACTTTTGGCTCTATCGAAATATGTATATCTTCTCTCTATAAGTTTCTTGCCATCTTTAACAACATACTTTCTTGTCATGGCTGCTTTGACTAAGGATTTATATTCAGCGTCTGTAAACAAGCCAAGGCTCTTTACAGCGTGTATAATCTCGTGATTTAAAACACCCTGAAGTCTTTGCTCAAACTCTGTGTTAGACAGATTTCTATCATAGAGGCTCATGGCTAAACTGATTATGCGTCTACCATCCGAATCATTAAACTCACCCTCTACGATGAAGTCTTTCTTAGATAAGTCTTTTCCTTGAGTGCCAATAACATTCTCAGCAACAAGTTCAACATCGGCTAATCCTAATTTAGCCATGTACTTTCTCAGTGATCTTAGTACGTCATCTCTTTTGTTGATATACTGTGCTTTTTCCTTGTCTTTATCAGCTTGGCGAAACTTAGCAGCTTGCTCTGCCGTAATAAGAGCATTGTTAACTTTTTGCTGTACAGGATTAATCTCTGTAGCTGTTTTTCTTCTTAGATTTAAAGTGGGGTTAGATTCTTTTATTTCTTTCTGAAGTCTAGTTATGGTTGAATTTAAGTTCTTAATCTCACTATTTACATCATCTAACTTTCTTTGCTTGTCACTTCTGTTAAGTATAGCCTGAATGCTATTATCAACTTCTCCAGAGAATGCCTCCTCACGTTCTTCTTGTATCTTAGGCTTTCTTTCCTTGGCGTTCTCCAATAGCTTTCTGGCGTTCTCTAACTCTTTGTTTCTTTTGTCGTTAAGAGTTTCTTCATTAATAACATATGTTCTGTCGTTTCCCTTTGATTCAGGTCTGGCAAGACTTATATGTCCATCCAGAACCATCTGGTCAACAATTCTCCTCGCTGTTGTGTTCGTAACAGCACCACCCTCATCCGTCTGCTTGCCTGAAACAAGTATCTTCTTGACCCTATCAACTATGTTCTCCCTTGTTAGTTCCTTTGTATCAACGCTCTTCTTCTTAAAGTAATTAACAACAGTGTTGTACTGACTTTCCTCGAACCTCTTAGGAACATTCATAGTGTTGATTTCGTTGGCTATCTCTGCCGTTATACCTTGTCTTGTTCGAGGCTCTAAAAATCTTTTTATTTCTTGAAGGTCAGTAACAGGATTATCAACGTCTACATCTGCCTTTTGTCTTTCCTGAAGAAGTATGTTTCTATACTCTGGTCTTAAATCAAATACTTTAATCTCACCAGTTTGTCTTCTTAGAGCTTGATCCTCAGATGGATCGGTAGGTGATGTTAATATGGTTGCCTCTTCTATAGACCTATCCACAGGCAAAACGCCATCAAAACCTTCTTCTAGGTTTTTCTCTGCGTTCTGTTGCAATTCCTTAGCCTCTGCCGTTTGCAAGGCATTGTCTATTTCTAGCTGTCGTTTAGTTAGAGCAGCCTCTTTCTTTTCTATGTTCTCTTTAGTATCACCTGTGACAACACTGGTTGTAGCTTTTACAGTACCACCCACTAGACCTGCCGCTATCCCTACGTCTATATATTCCTTGATAGCCTCATCATTATCTATGGGTAATCCTGCCTGATAGCGTTCTATAACCTGTTGACCTATTTCTGTCGGTATTTCTACAGTTGCACCTGCCCCTGCTCCTTTTGCTGCACGAGTAAAAATACCACCAACTGTTGGCGACAATGCTGTTTTATTTAGACCTAATCCAAGAGGCTTAAGACCCACCAATATCCTATCAACAACAGTGTCAAGAGCTGCAGCAGGTAAAGAATACATGAAGGCTGTGCCTTCGTCTAACTCTGTTCTTACACCTTGCTCTACAGCCTCCTTTTGTCTCTCTCTGTGTGAGCCATAGAAGAAGGGTATGTTTGATGCCAATGCACCAATAAGAAATCCAACACCTGGTGCAAATGGAAGGGCAGTCTGTGCAACTAAACCTGCACCTATAGATGTACCTAGCTGTGGCAAGTTTTGCCCTAGTGTTTCACCATAGAAACTAAAGGCATCGCCTACATAAGAGCCATCTTTTCCTATGTCCTCTCGCCTTGTAAAGTCTTGTTGCTTTTCAGCTATTTGCTGTTCATTGGTTTCTACAACAGACGCACCATAGTCTCTCAAAGCGTCTATACCTGTGACATTACCAACACCTTCTATGGCACTACCATACATTTGCTGTAGCATATCTATGCCTACACTAGCTCCACGACCTAAAGCAGTGCCTGACTTATCATCAGTTGGCTCCACAGGTGTATCTACTACCTGCCTCTGTTGCTGTATAAATTCTTGTATCTCTTTCTGTTCGTCTTCAGTAGGAGAATCACCTGCAATCTGAATACTGTAGGGTTTTAATGTCTGTGGGTCTTGGACAACTATAACACCCATTAGTTAACTCGTGGATGCTGTTGTTGCTAAATCAACTTCTATTGGTCTAAGACCTGCTGGCAACAAATTAGATAGTTGCAATCTTCTTGTTCTTAATCTGTTTATTTCTTTTAAATCGTCTTCACTTTTTATGGTATATTCTGCACCTGAATATTTTTGAAGTGTTTCATCTATTTTTGCTATGTCATCAAATATTTCTTTAACACCATATGTTCCTGTTTTTTTGTTTTTAAGTTGCTCTATCTGTTTTCTAGCAACAAGACCCTTAACACCAAGTTCAGCTTGGCTTTTCTCTATGCTTGCCTGTGTAGATAGATAACTAAGCATATCTTTGTCATAATCTTTTTTGCCTTGTCTAAAACTCTTAAGACCTTTTAATCCACCCTCTCCTAATGCACCTGCTAACGTAGGACTTTGAGAGGCTAACATACCAAGACCAACCTCAGCCAAAGCAAACCACTTTTCTGATTCTCTACCTTTTTCTCTTTTTTCCTTGAGATCGGCTATCTGTGCCGACAAGTCAGATAAAGCACCACTAGCCTTACCAAAGCCACCTAGTATGCTATCCTCTTTTTCTTTTTGCTTTTTCTTTTTTTCTTCCTCTTTTTCTTCCTCTTCTGCCAGTAGGTTAGATTTTTTCATGCTTTCTTCATAAATCATTTTCTCTTGCTCTTTTCTGAAATCTCTTTCAGATTTAGCAGTAGGCTCATCTTGTTTTCTTAATTCTTCAGATATATTTTTATTAAAATCATCAACCATAGAAGCAGGAAGACCTACATATCTAGCTAGGTCTGCTGATGGATCGTAAGGCTTTCCGTCAACTAAAGGACGAGCGAAAAAATCGTAAGTACCCTTTGTGCCTTTTTCTAACATCCCCATTGTAGCAGTTGGTATATTTCCAAGAGAATACAAATATTTTTTAAACTCTGTGGGTGCTTGACTAGGATCAAGATAGGATTCAGGTGTAACAGTCATTTTTGGGTCTTTATAGGCTCTTTGAGCAGCTAGTAATTCAGCAGATTCACCATATATTTCTGGGTTATATATAAGTGGGTCTGAGGCTTGTTGATTAGCTTTTAGAAAATCTGTGTTTTTAAAAGATGTTCCAACAGGGTCTAACATTGTTGATACAAACTTTCTAGGCTCTTTAAAGTCAGATGCTAATCCTTGACGAGCTAATATTTCCTTTGGATCATTTGTTGGTGAAGAATCTAATGAATCAACCAAATCACTCATTTCTGCCCCACCAGTAAAGTTAGATAGTGGCTGTTGAGAGGCAGATGCCTCTGCAATTCTTTTTAATTGCTCATCTTTTAGTGCTTTTATGTCACCAGACGATTTCAAGGCGTTTAATTTTTTTGCCTGTTGTGTGGAAAAAGAAATATCTGGTATATTTGCATCAGAAGATAAACCCTCTCTCAATGCTTTTTCAGATGTTGCTAATTCAGCTTGCTCTTTAGCCATATCGTATTCTTTAAATAAACCAGGTCTTAAAACAGCGTCTATTCTTGGCACTTCATTGTTCTGTTGAGCCTCTACTACGTCCTGAGCTTGTCTTCTTACTTCTGCATCAGACAAATTTGGAAAGTTTGTTTTTATGAAATTATATATACTGGCAAATGCAGGAGGCATTGAAAAAGTAGGGCCATCAGCACTTGCTATAGCACTACCAATATCAGCAAACATACCATTCTGAGCCTTGATAGCACCACCATCCTTCATAGCCATACGAGGTTGAGGTTGACCTTTACCACTTAAGAAAGACTGCATATCTCTTTGTCTTTGACTAGGCTCTGATAGGTTTACCTCAAACCTTTCCTGAGCCATATTATCAACTTCACCTATGAAATCCTGTACTTCTTCCTGTGTTCTATTCTGTACACGCCCTGATATATCACGCCCTAGATTACTAAGACCTGATGAAAAACGTCCTTGCATGGCAGGAAAAGGGAAACGATTAGGACGATACGTTTCCTCCATGTCAGTGACTTCTCTGTCTAATCCTGGTCTTGGCGTAATTCTGCTTACCAGTGGGGCAGCAGCACGACTAAGACCCATCATTCTTGAACCCATAAGTAGACCACCAAAACTCATCTTCATAGGCTCTTCTTCACTGGGCAATTCTCTAGGCATCATTGATGCTATACCTGTGTTCTCTGTCATAGATGTTTTAGGAGCCATTTGCTGTGCCATCATAGAGGCATTCTCCATAGGCATACCAGAGGATGCCACAACCTCTTCTTTGACTGTGGGTTGATCGGCACTTTGACGTTTAGCTAAGTCCTGAGACATAGTACGTCTTCTGTTTAACTCTGAAAGAACAAGGAACTGTGGAACATTGCCAGTTGGCATCTGCATTTCTCTTAAGAGTTGCTCCTGAGAGAAGTTCTTTAGTTGGTCTTGTACCTCTAAAACATCAAGCATTAGTAACCCATTCCTTTATATGCACCAAGAGCCGATATACCAGTTCCTATTATGTCTTTTAGTGGATTGGTTGCCTGATACTGTGCCGTTGTTCTTGATGGCTGTATAGGTATACCTCTTAAAATAGAGGAGAATAGCCCTAGTTTCTCAGCAGGATACCCCTGTTGTCTTAGGAAGTCTTGATATCCCATGTCTAGTGATGCCTGATCTCTAGCCATCTGTGCTTTACCTATTGATTCCATAAGTCTGGCTGCCTCAATATCACCTGCTCTAGCTCGTGTAGCCAAGCCTGCCAGTTGTCCTGCAGCCCCTAAGCCAAGTCTCTGTGCATCCATTTCAGCACCTCTGTCAGCCTGAAATAAACCTGATGCCTTGTCAAAGGCTTGTTGTCGTCCTCTTTCTTCAATGCCTGCTAGTCTGTCTAGATACTTGCTTTGCTCTAAACCTCTTTGCACTCCCTCTCTTGATCCACCAAAGGCTCCTGCTGATATGGCTTGAGCTGCCCCTTTAGGTAGTTGTGCCAAATAATCCTCAGTTGCGCCTTGTTTCTGTCGTGCAATAACAGCATCCATATAGGGAGACATATACTTATCGACTTCTTCACCTGTAAATTGACGTGGCTGAAAGTCTAACGACTCCTCTACTCTACCCATAGCTTTGTCTAAACCAGGTAATCCTGCACCTACTAAGTCTCTTACCTGTTGCTCTGATGTTAGTAAGTCTTGTGATGGGTCAGCTAGTCTTTGACCACCATATGGCTCGTAATCTCTTTGTGATTCGGCTTCTGTTCTTTGTACAAGCCTTTCAAAATAAGGTCTTATGAAGTCAGGGAGGTTAGTTTGTACAACCTCTCTCTTTGTTTCTACTGGTGCTGATCCTTTACTACCCATCTAATTCCATCCTATACGCTATATAATCTGGTTTCCAACCATATTTGTTAAGCCATCTCTTCCATGCTCTTCTGCCATAACCCTCTAGGTGTAGGCAATCATTATCTCTTGCAAACTTTTCTATGGTGCGTTGAGCCTCTGGCAACCATTCTTTCATTCGTGTTCCACCAATAAAATCCATAGCCAATGCTCTACGTTCTGGGTACTCAATTACACGAGTTGTTATAACAGCTATCATTTTCTTACCATCCATAACAACCCATAACTCATAAAAACCTTCACTAATATAATCGTAAACGTCTTTTACACTTAACTTACCTTTTGCCGTTTTGACAGCAGGCTCTAAAATCTTTACTACGTCATCCCAAACAATGTCTATGACTTGCTTAGGTACGGCACTAAACATCATACAGGTAACATCATTTCCTGTGGTACTTGCTCTGGTTGCTCCGTCTTGCCTGTACGAAGCTGTCTTACTCGTGTCATCATATCCTCTAGTTCTTTAGCTCCTGCATCAGATGAGCCATTGCCTATGCCACTAACCACATCAGCAGGAACGACAAACTCACCATCACTTAGCATGACATCCTGTTGTCCTTCGAGGGTAGCAGGAACCTTGTCATCCATGCCATCACCTTCGCCTTCTATCATATTATCATCTCTTGGCTGATCAAACTCACCATCGTTGACACGCTCTATAAGGTCTTCTAAAGCCTCTTCACCGTATTTGGCTACAAATACACCCAAAGCTATCTCAGGGCTGTCTGACAAGCCTTTTATGGCGTTTACAGCGTCATCTATGACCTTGTTTGCCTCCATATCACCTTCTACGGCTCCACCTTCTTGCATAAATCCCATTTTATTACGCACATCTTTGGGTAGATTTGGCAATCCTTTGTTGTCCTCTGGTATAGGTTTTAACTCACCACCACCTGACATTGGTTGTGGCTCAGGACTGTATTCACCTGTCATCATTTTATTATACTCAGCCCTAGCTTGAGGTGTATCTAAAGCACCAAGAAGACCAAATCCTTTTCCTGAGCTACCCATTTCACCAAGAAAGTCTGTAAACTGCTTGTTGCCTAATAATCCAACTAAACCACCAACAGCCATATATCTGGGATCATTTTGGCTCATCAATCCAACACCAAAGTTAGGGGATACGCCATAATCAAACTCTCCATCAAAACCTGGTCTGTACCCCTTTGGTGGTCTTCGTGTTATACGATCTGGAACACCTGCCTGTCTGTTTTCAAAGTCTACAGGAGCAACTGGTGGTAATTCAGGTGGTGACATCGCTGATGCTTGACCTATGGCAGCCTGACCTAATACAGCAGGATTTGTTAACGTACCTAAACCAGTTATGGTTGGTGAAACGGTTTGTACAGCAGGTGGTGTTGTTCCCAACTCTCCTGCCTTGGCTAAAGATTCAATGCCTGCCATCTTACCAATAGAACTTAGTGCCTGTCCTCCAAGAAAAGATGTCAACCCTGTTTCTATGCCCTTTCCTAAATCACCTGTCTCTACAAACCTCCCTAATCCTGATCCTAACGCACCTGCACCTAACGCACCTAAAGAGCCTAACGCTCCTGCTCCACCTAAAGCTGAACCTGCTAATCCAAATAATAATGGGAGAACCATATAGTTATTCCTTATTCCATAACCTAATTAAATCTGTATAATATATCGTTTACCTATATACATCAAATAAAAATTTATAAAAGGAAATCATCATGAAGCAAACAAAGAAAGAAGAAATCATTGGCAAGGCACAAGAGATTGTAGGCAAGCGTGGCAATAGCTATGGTACGCCTTATCAAAACTTTAGCCGTATAGCAAAACTATGGTCATGCCACCTTGAAAAAGACATATCTGTGTATGATGTTGGTGTCTTGTTTATGTTAGCCAAAATAGCTAGATCAAAGGAAGATATGCACCACGAAGATACTTGGATTGACATAGCGGGGTATGCAGGAGCTACAGCCGAAGCTATAGATGATTCTACCACTTAACCTTGTCAGCCCAGTAGGCTGCTGACATCTTACCCTTGGCTATATTCTTGCCGTGTCTAGCCTTGAAACTCTTACGTTTCATCTTCATACGCCTTGATTCGCCTGCCTTTGGCTTGCCTGCTGTACCACTAACCGTACCCACTTTCTTGCCTTGCTGACCAAACCGTATGGTTTTAATCTTGTCACCCTCTTTAGCCACAACAATGTGTGACTTCTTTGGGTGGCTAGGTGTTCTCTTCGGCTTATTATATCCTGATACACCTGCTCTAGCTAATCGTGGGTCTTTTTTAGTCGTCATCTTCCTCTATCATCTCCAAGGCTTTTTCAGTGGTTTCCTTGTTACGTCTTGTCCATCCCTTACCAAATGTATCAAATGTTTTCAAAGATTCATAGAAGTCTTGTCGTATCTTGCCAAACTCCTCTATGACATACTGCGTATTCTGTGTGCCTATCAACGCCAGTGTCTTTGGCCCTATGGCTCCATCCTGTGTTGCTCCACATATCTTTTGTATAGCCTTAGCTGACCTGCCAGTGCCGCTGTTCACAGCCCAGTCGAAAACTACCCAGTCAACGCCAGATTCTAGGTCATCACATTTACAGCGATCCCAGTAGTTTTTCTTATATATAGGGGCAACATCCTCAACCGTGAGGTCTTTCATATCCTTTGTACCACCCCATTCCTGATATACTTTCTTTGTGACTCCAAGGTTAGTTTCGCCCCCGGGATCGCTGGGATGATTCACATAGCCTCCTTCGTGATGTAGTAACATTTTAAGGCATTCATCAAAATTATCTTTCATCGTTTTCCTCCTTTACATTTGATTTCTTACGAACAAAATTTATCCATTCCTTGTGCATATCATAAAAGTATTGACAGTATTTACAACGTAAACTTCCATCTACGTTCTCCATGTCATGACCACAAATTTCACAGCTAGTTGACGAGTTCTGATTCATTCAGTTCTTTGAAGAACTCTTTATCTTTGGGAAGAAATACTTCCACATAGCAATCACAGCTTGGGCAAGAAAGGTTCGTAACCATTGAGAAGTCATCACTATCCTCAACATCGTGATCACCACCCCATATTAAATCAGTGTCGCAATGCCAACATTTCATTTTGTTAATCCTTTCTGCTTTTCATATGTACGGAGTCCACCAATCCCAAGCATACCACCTAAAACTGTAAGCAATGTACTCATGTCAAACTCTGGTAGGTCTGGCACATCTACACCTGCAAAGGCACATACAAAGATAATTATGTCTTTTAAGAGAAAATGATATAGGAAGGCAATCGCACAGACCCAGCCGACAGCAGGTCGCCAACCACCCTTAAACAATGACCCTGACTGCGCTTCAGCCTTGTTAACCTCTATTTGAGAAAGGTTCAATTCCTGAGCGTGTTTCTGGCTCATAGTGGCTATCTCGTGGGCGAGAGCTGCCTTTTGATCCTTGTCTTCAATAAACTTATCTAGCAACCCTGTTACAGGTGCTATCAGACTTTGTATAACCATTATCTATATTTCCTTGTTTTTTTAGCTATACTCTTGGGCTGTTTGACAAACTGCTTGCCTGCCTTTGTACCCTTGCGTTTAGCTCGTGTTGTGGCTGCGTATTCCTGTGGAGATAGTGCCTTTATAGCTTTCTCAGGTAAATAGCGTTCACCTGTCTTAGCACTAGGCTTACCACTCTTTGTACGCCATTTTTGTTTAGACCAGTTCTTAAGACTTTTTTGTGACTTTTTTAGGGGCATCTTTTCTAGGTCTTCCTCGTTTTGGTTTTGTGTTTGGCTCTAATGTCTTCTTTGGCTTTTTTTGCGATTTGGGCTTGCTTGTTTTTACCTGCAACTTTGGCTCTTTGTTCGAGGACGGTGAGGATTTGGATTTTCCTAGCAAACGGCTTATTAATACGCTTAACCTTACGAGCAGTTGCTTGGGCATCTGCCACAGTGGCAAATTTAATAGAGACTGTATCTTTGGGGTTTTCATCGGTATATAACCTCCTTCCAGAACCTTTCGGTTTCTTTCCTGTTCCTGTTTTAGGATCTTTTCTTTTTACCATAATCCTTAAACTTTTTGTTTTTAACTAAAGTGCCTAAAGATTTGGCTTGTTTGGCGTGTAACTTAGAAGCTTTTTTAAGACCTTTAATTACCTTCTTAACTCTTTTAACGTGCATTTTATTTGTAACCTCCACCTTTCTTCTTGTACTCAGATGCTAGCAACTGTGCCTTTCGTGCTGACCACTGACCTGGTTTGCCCCCCTTAGAACCTGCCTTGATCTTATTAAATAAGTTTTTTCTCATGGTAGGCTTGGTATAGTTACCTGCCTCATTTACACGAGATTTTGTTTTACCACCCTCCTTTAGCTTTATGGCTGACAAGGCTTTAGCCTGACCTGCGTGTGTTTTAGAAGCTTTCTTTAAACCTTTTATCACCTTCTTTACTGTTCTTTTTGTTTTAGGTGTTGCGTGTGGCATTATTTTTCTCCTTTGTCTGCTCTTCTGGCAAGCTGATTAAACCCTATAAAACTACCGATAACTCCCATGTTTGATAATACCCAAATTTCAGCGATACCTGAGAGGTGTGAAATTCTATCTATAGGCACAAGTGGTGTCATTAATACAACAATAAACACTGTTACAGTCAGTGCCGAAAACCAAACAAGATATCTTTGTTGATCCTCTTTCTTGTCTCTATTCTCCAAAAGAACCATACGCTCTCGCATAGCCATCTCTTGATCTGTAACTACACCGTCACCGTTTGCGTCAGCTTTTTCCCACACGGAGCCTTTTTCTAGTTTCTTTTGTTTCATGTCTGTCTACCAAAAAACTGTGTCTGTTCCTTGTTGTCTTTATCAAAATAATACCAACAACAATTATCTTTACCAGTGTTTTTACTTCCTTTAATCCACTCCACTCTACCAACACTTACAATCTTTTTCAACATATCACGGTAATGTGTACTTTGTTTGGTGTGCATCCAGTCGGCATCAAACAGCAACCATGTAGGTTTTATTGAGGTGCAGTGATAGATTACCCTGTGTAGTATCTCACGGCTCCACGGTGGATTTGTTATAATTACGTCTGATGTTTCTATGTCTTTGGGAAGAAGATTAAACACATTCTTTTCGTGTATACCATCATCCTTTGGCTCTATATCACAGGCATAGTTGCACCTAATATAGTCAATATCAAAAAGGTTATTTGTAAGATATTCTATATGACGTATCAGGGAGCCATCACCTGCACATGGTTCAGCAAATGTCTTGATGTGACCAAGTATGTGAGGAATAAGAGGATGCACAGCCTCTAGTGGAGTCGGATAATAGTCTTTCTCTACACGCTCAAAGTTACTTCTTTTGCCCATTTTATGGTAATGTTACGGTTACCGACCCTAGTCCTGTCGTTCCCAAACTGCCTCTTGGATGTGGTCTATCTACTCTACTTATCTTCACAAAACCATCGTGGTCAAACAATGACCCAACTTCTAGGTTATCGTCATGTGCCTGTAGATTAGTTAAGACTAGACCTGTGTTTCTGCCCTCTCCCCCTGCGTTTTGCTGTTCTGCATATATCGCAAAGGCTCTTACGATCTGTGCCATGTAGTTTGCATCATACTCGCTTGGAGCAGATGGAAAGAACGGTATGGGTACTTTTGTGGACATTATCGCCTACCATCCTGCCTCAGATCAATTCTAGTGGTTCCTAAACGCCATGAAACGCCTGTTGCTGTACTTTCTAGCCTAAGAGCAAAAGAACGCCCTCTGAGGCGTATATCAGCCTTCTCAGTGAATAACTCTATAGGCGTACTTGCTGACTGTGTAACTGCACTTGTCTCTGTCTGATTGTATGTAGTCCCAGGGAACCGTCTTGCCTTTAACGTCAAGTTGACCTGTGGTGTTTCGTTTGTACTCTCTCTAAATGTTATGTCTGGTATAACTTTATTTGCAAAGAAGAACTTGTCTCCATCTCCTATGGTAACCTGACTTGATTCTATAAACGATGTAATTCCTGATGCAGGTGACTGCGATCCATCGTCTAAACCAAACTCCTGATAGTATAGATAGTTATCTGTTGAGGCAGCTATAGGATACAACAAAACACCTCTGTCTACCCACGCTGTTCTTGCTAGAGTGCCATAATACCAAATGTTTTGTTCGTAGTTGTACACCACATATCTGTCGTTGGCTGTTGCATTTGATGATGGGTAGAACCACCATACCTCAGAGTATGCACTGTTCTGACCTGCTACTATCTTAGTATCTTGATCTCTGTTTAAATCACTAAACACAAAGTCCTGTACAGGACATACGAGCTTTTGTGTTCGACCATTATAAACATAGAACTCTCTGTATCCCATCCAGTATACGGATTCCTCTATAGCAACAGCAGCATTCTCAGATATTATTGTGGTGTTTCTACCAACCTCTGTAATACCAAAAGTAAACGGAGGGCCAATAAACTGCAAAGCGTGTACGGACACATCTGTAATAACAAGTGTCTGTTGCTTTGTCTGTACGGCTGTAACAATCTCTGATCCTGTACCAATACGCAACTCACCTGCCGTGTTCGTAGGAAGAGCGTTCCATTCCGTAAGGCTTTCCTGTGAGGCAAATCTAATTAGCAATGGGTCTTGTGTGCCACTTGCTGTCTCGCTATCACAACCAAAGGCTAAAACGTGTCTGTCTCTTTCAGAGACTATTACCTTCTTTGCTATTGTTGGTGCGTTGGTAGACCCTGCTAGTGTTGTAATCTCTACGGCTCTTGTGGATGTACCACCTGATTTATCCCAATAATATATTGCACCATCTCTAACATTCATAACTAGGTCTTCACCAAAATTATCGTGTGACCAATGTCTCAACAAAGCTCCTGCTACGTTTGTCGTTGCAGGCATACCCCAACCACCTAGTGCCTCTGTGACTGTGGCATCATCGGCATGAGTGGCTGCCGTTGTTCCAAACAACCCTCTCAGTAGTCCTGTAAATGTGGTAGATGTTTTTCCTGTGTACTGAATTATCTCACTGTCTATTAACAAGTATCCTGTTGTTTCAAAGTTAGCTGATGAATCAACTGTTACGCTAGTGGCTGAAGCTGTCATGCCACTTCCATCGTTTACGGCTGTGGTTGCTGCTGATCCAGATATACCACCAAATATTCCTGCACCCCAACCTGTTCCGTATGAGTTATCGTCTAGTCCTACGTTTATTTGATACGCTCCCACTGTAGAACTACCACCGTTACCTGTGTCTGAACTGTTTGCTGACACACCATTACCACTGGTATCTTTTGCATTTATTGTGTAGGTGTTTGACGCTGTAACAGATGATATTTGATATTCTTGATTGAGAACATCTGCCGTTATGTTGCCACCTAATGTTCCTGCGTTTGTAAATGTAACAAAGTCATTTAGGTTTGCTCCATGATCTGTGTCGGTCACAGTTATGGTAGAGCTTCCGTTTGTTGCAGAGAATGTAACATCACCACCACCTGTAGTAAGTCTAAGAGGTGTTATGTCGTAATAAGTACCACCTGCGTTGAGGTAATACTTTTGACTTGTGCCTATGCCTATAAAGTTTGTGTTATCTAATGCTGTCCATGTGTGCAAGGCACGACAGGTTCCTACAAACTGTGTATCAGAATATTTTGTCCAACCACCTATCTTCTCAGGCAAGCCATTTCTAAAACGTACTTTGTCTCCATCAAACCATCCACCCTCGTTGGTATATGATGTAGAGTCTCTGTTTATACCTGCTCTGAACTGTAGTTTTTGTAATGGCATTACGATATTCTTAGAAAGAGGGTGGCTGCAACACGACTTCCAGCATCAGCACTTCCCATTGCTCTCCAAACCCCAGTCAAACCTGTGGTTGTCGAAGAGCCAGTTGAGTCAAGTGCAGTATCGTCATCAAAATTGTTATCTCCTTCACTAAGAAACCCTGCATAAACTAAATTTGCACTATTGTTGGTCGCCCCACTTCCAGAGTTTGTGTAAGTCTGTCCTGCTACAATAGTTGAGTATCCCTGTCTTGCCAAAAAAGCATAAGTTCCCACTTCTCCTATGCCTGTGTTTACGCTTATAGTTCCAGTGCTTGTTATCGTTCCTCCAGTTAGCCCAGTACCTGTTGCCACAGAGGTAACTCCTGAAGATGTTACTTTTGTGTTTAACTGTGTTTGAATATTACTGGTAACGCCATCACAATGGTTGAGTTCGGCTGCACTAGCTGTAACCAAAGTGCCGTCTAGCTTTAGTCCGTTAGCACTTAAATCATGTGACTTAATATCCACAGATGTTGATCCATCGGCAAAAACTACATCACCTGTGACTAGCATAGTGTTGTTGCCATCCTCATCATACTCTATGCTTACGTCTTTATCTGTGCCAAAGAATAACTTTTTGTCATCAGCTATGGTTACATCACCACCTGATATTAATAAGCTGTCTGTGCCATCTTCATCGTATTCCATCGTTATATCTTGGTCAGAGCCAAATTTAATCTTCTTATCGTCAGCTATGTATATGTCTCCAAACTCAGCAGATGCAGAGCCTATGTCTGCCCCACCAGATGTGTCAGGCAATATTGATGTGCCTGCCGTTATTGTTGTGAATGATGCTGCCACTCCAGACTTCAAAGGAAACAACGCTGACAAGTCTGTTACGGCTGCCCCTGATCCTGCACCATCTGCAAATATTATAGCTGCCTCACCTGTTGCTACACTTACGTCAGCACCAGAGCCTTGTGTAAATGTGGCTGTTTGACCAGAGTTATTTTGTACAAAGTATAGCTTGTCTGCATCGTTAGGGCTTATTGTTATTGTATTTGTTCCAGAAGGTGACCCTCCTAAAACCAAAACCTTAAACATACCATCAGACAAACTTCCGTCTGATGTTGTTAATGTATGTGTTGTTCCAGAAAGTGTTATGGCTCCAACTCCGTTGGTCAGCCTGTCTATAATATCAAAGTTGTTATTTGTGGTGGTTCCCCAAGCTCCTGCCTTTTCACCAAGACCAATCTTTTCTATACCACCATTGTCTGTATATGTACTTGGCATTGCTTCTCCTTAAATCTTATTTAACCTTTATAATCTATTGTATAACATCTGTCCATGTTTGAGATGCTTCTGTGTTTATCTCTGTCCATGTCTGTGAAGCACCTGTTGTTATGTTCGTATATGTGTTGTCTACACCTGCTACCACTAATCCCCATACTGTTTCGTTTCCTAGTTCACCTATAGCTGATAATCCTGTTATTGATATGTTAGCTGTTCCTGTAACGGATATCTCACCTAAAGCCATCGTGGCTGACACGCCTATAGCATCGGCAGCACCAAAACTTGTAATACCAACGCTACCTAAAGCTGACGTTCCTACCTGTCCACTTACTGGTACAAAAGCACCTGGTAGTTCTGCAATAGAGACTTCTGATATGGCATTAAAGCCAAGCATATTTTATCCTATTAAAAATCCACTAAACTCATTATGTGCGTTTCCAGTCATGTATAATGTAGAGTCAGTGCCTCCTGCATTTTTTACTTGTATGTAATCACTTGCCGCTAGAGTTAAAATTATATGCCCACTTATTTGACCGTGACTATAATCACTACTTTGTCTACCTAAAGGACTTGCATCACCTAAATAACTACCATTTTTCCAAAACTCTATAGCAATATTAACATTGTTTAAAGAGTGATTTGACATAGCGTAAAAGAAGAACGCATAATTACCTGCAACTGGAGCCGTAAATTTTCCATCTGACGCATTATAATGACTGCCTATATTTACTCTTACATCATCAAACACAATAAAATTTCCTACGGTAACATGACCTGCATCACGACTTGCTGAAAAAGCAGGTTTGTTAGGAAATAATATACGACCAGAACTATCAATAGTTAACCCACTTGTACCCCCAGAGTGTTTAATTGCTGTAACGTCTGATCCTAAAGTGCCATCTGCTATAAATTTTGCTAATTCTGCTGCTTTGCTCATGGTGTTATCCTACTAAATATCCTGTGCAAGTGTTCCATGTCGTTCCTGCTGAATAATAAAATGTACTAACTTGCGAGTTTGCATAAAATTGAATGTAATCGTTGGCTGAAAGCAAAAGAGAAAAAGCAGAATTTATATTTTGGTCATCTGTCGTTTGGATATCCAGATACCCATGTATTTGCAAAGAACTGCCATTTTTATAGACTCGTTGTCTAAGCCAATTACCAGAACTAATACCATAAATAGATAAATTCCAATTAAATTGATAAATACCTGCTACTGGTGCTGTGAAACTGTAGCCGTTTCCTGAACTGGTGGCGTTAAAATGTGAACCAACATTACTTACAACTCCATCAAACTGCACTAAATCTGTTCCTGATCCACTGGTAACATTACTACCACCATTGTCTACATACACATGAAAAAAAGGTCTAGCAGGAGTTGTCACTCGACCACTACTGTCCACAGAAATAGCCGTATTAGAGTTCGTTGCGTCTTGTATGGTATTTACTTTAAGTATTGATGCCATGATTTATCCTAAAAAAGTTACATTCCAATGAAAATATTTCTGATGAGAATCATTTGGAGAGGTAACATTATCTGCTTCCTGTCTCATGCAAGCTGCAACTGATTTTCCTGCTACAAGATATTTACAAAAACTCATGTGCATAGGTGTATCTAGATAATCAGCGTAATCCCACATTGTTCTTAGTCCAGTATTACTATCCTCACTGTCACCAGTAATAATACCTAATCCTATATAATCGCTAGTAGCTTCAACATAACCAACACCTAAACTAAGCATATAAATGCCAGATATTGGAACAGTAAATATTCCAGTTGAATTATCGTAATGATTTCCGTAATTTTCTAAAACTTGCTCAAAATTTCTTATAAGTTTCCAAGTGCCATCCAGTGTCAACCCATTTATAGTTGTACCACTACTTGCGTTATCTGATGTAGTTGAAAAACCTAAACAAAACATATGAGGTCTTGCTGTTGAAGTTGTAATTCTTCCACTACTATCTATCGTCATGGCACTTGTGCCACCAGAATGTTTTATTGAATCTACATGAAGTTCACTTGCCATTATTGAGCTATCTCCATTATTATTAATCTACCACCACCACCATAAGTATTATTATTTATTTCAGCATTAGGAGTTTTTCCCTCTGTTGTATGCACTTGTAATTTATATGTATGAGCAGAAGTATCTGGTGAGGAATGTTCGTGTGTAAACATAGCATAATCCATAATTCTAGTAGTAGCATCATTTCCTCCTGCATGAGCTATTCCATATCCATTCCCAGAAGCAACTGGAGAGCGAATGACTGTACTATCTTCTAAAAATCTAAAATCTACACCTAACCAAGTTCCACTAGAACTATTTTCTACATAACAATGAACTTGAGCAATCATAAGTAATTTTGAAGAACTAAATTTGCTTGTAAAAGATATGGACATTCCAGTAACATCAGCAAAAGTAGTGCTACTTATAGAAGTTGTTGTTAAGGCTTGAGCCGTTTGTGTCTGAACAATATGACCTGCTGGCATCTGAATATTTCCAGATGTTGTCTTACCCTCAATCTTATCTACTAATAATCTACTGGTCATACTATTGTATACACTCCGTTAACTGTAATTGTAGCATTTGTAACTGTTATAGGTCCTGCTGACAATCCATTTGTACCACTGGGTATTGTTATATCTGCCGTGATACTATTACCGTTGGTTCGTATTATACTGTCGTTTCCAAGAAAAGGATAGCGTGTATCTGATTCTGCTTTGGTATAACTGTTGGCTATAGAAAAAGCGTCATACACTATAATCTCTACTACATCATTAAGAGATGCTCCTGTTACTAGCACCACCGTTGTACCAGATGTAGAGGTGTAATCTGTTGCAGGTTTCAGTAAAACACCATTCTGATAGACATCCACATACTCACCATCACTGTAGCTTAATACGTTTGCATTGGCATCTGAACCACTAAAAGACGTTTGACTTGCCGTAGCTTGGTATATGAAGCGTGTTCTAACGCCTTGGTTGGGTGCTTTTCCTATATAGGGCATATTATTCTCCTAATAAAAATACGCTGTCATATTGCCACTGTCACCAGTAACACCACCTGTTGAAGTAAAATCTACCCACCCAACTATATTACACTCTCCTCCAAGTGCTATTCTTGTAGGCGACCATATAATCCCACCATTTGAATAACTACCACTATTATCAACATTAAACTGAGTAGATATTACCCAAGTATTAGATGCTGTTAGGTAAAAATGAGCTATCCCATTATGCTTTGAATCAGCCCCCCAGTTGCCTACACTTCGTATTTTTGTTGTTTCAACGTCATTACTATCACTGCCTTGATTGTAAATATACGCAATCTGACCCATGTATCCAGATGTTGAAAGGCTACCACCTGTGCCAATATGAAAACCAAAATCTGGGTTACCACTTCCTGTATAAGACCAATCGTTTACTGCTATTGTAAAATTTCTGCAACCAGACGGAACTGTGAGCGTCTTTGGCATTGACCCAGATAAAGATGTAGTCGCTGTGCCAAGACCAGATATGGATGTTGGTAATGTAGTTCCTGTTAATAAACTCGTAGCTACTGACTCTACCCCACCTGATCTGACTTTTGTTAAAGGCATACTTACTCCTAGCTTGGTTTTGTTGGAAACTTTACACTACTCATGTCTAATCCACCATTACTGTCTAACTTTGGATCAGAACTCGCAGGTAAGTCTCTAAGCTGTTGTCTATAGGTTTTCATAGAACTCGACATGGTCACATCACCTAACGCAGTCCAATCTGTTTCTGCCAGTAATCTGTCTCGTTCTACACGAAGCAATCGCATTGGCTCACGGCTTTGCAGTAATGTCTTTTCACCTGCTACTTGTGCATAATTCACACCCCAGTCCTTTGGGTCTGCACTTTCTATAGCTGAACCATTTTTATCGGCTCCAGTAACCTTACGAAACATCTGGTTGAACTCTTCTTCATTTGTAGGCTCTCCTCTAAGAACCCACTCTGTAACTCCTAAACTCGTTAATGCTTGTGATATTGTTGTCATTGTTTTCTCCTTATCCTGCTATCTCATAAGCTGTTATTGTTGACCTTGTTGTGTTATTTGAAGAACCATAGTTATTAAAATGAGAAATACCACCATTGTGTGCTGACCATTGAAGGTCATATGTTGTTGCTGATGTTGTGTTTGGCGAATCTAAATAACTAAAACTCCAATCTGTATTATAAATTACTTCATTTTGGTCATATCCTACTAAAGCATGAATATATACTAGAAATGAACCGCCTTTGAACAACTCATATCTTGCATATCTAGTCGCGGCATTACTATAACATCCATTAATATTTCCTGTGATTAATACTTTGCTAGATGAAAACTTAGGAGTAATTGCGACAGTCAAGCCTGTGCTTGAATTTGAACTGCTAGATGTTTGCGTATAAGCTGTTACATGAGTTTGCACTACTTGTAACATAGCTCCTGCTGGCATAGCCACTGTTCCTGCTGTGGTCTTACCCTGTATTGTGTCTACTGAAAGCGTACTCATTGGGCAATCTCCTGTAACAATATCGTACTCCTTGTGCTTCCATCTCCTCCTATGCCATAGTTATTAAGCTGTATAGCACCTCCATTACCACTTCTGTAATAAACAGTATACTTTGTAGCACTTGTTGTAGAAGGAGAGTCTAAATAAAAATGTACCACGCTACTTGAGTCACTCTCACCATTTTGCCCAACATTAGTAGAAATAGAGTGATGGTTTGCATCATCTTTGTATATATGAAAAACCACATAATCTGTTTCTGGACTTAGAATACCATTAAGAGCTACTGAAATTAGAACCCTATTAGAGGTAGAGGAAGGTGTAATTGTTGTTTCTAATCCAGTTGTAGTAAGACTTGTAGATGACGTAGATATTCTTGAAGTAATACTCCCCTCTACAACCTGAACCACATACCTATTCGTACCTGCTGTCTGTCCTCGTAAGTTGTCTACTCTTAATGTACTCATTGTTTATCCTATTACGTTGCTGAAACCAAAAAACCTTCAAACTGAGTATGGTCAGCCCGTACTGTACCATCCCCTGATACAGTATCCATATATACCCATGCCTCAAAATAATCATTAGCAGCAGCTTGGTACATCAAACCACCCTGTCGTATTTGAAAAGAATTTTGAGTATTATCGTATGTATCTTCATCATGCACTCTAGAGGGTGCGCTTATTGACCCATTTTTACCTATGTATAAAATAAATCTGTTTGTATCCACACTAGTTGTTCCAAAATATATCTTTAAACTAAACCAATAATAACCAGAAACAGGAGCTTCATATCTATAATTAGAAGTATCAAAGGAACTACTTGTATCAAAAGAAACAGTATTGAAATTTATTTTTGTGTTAGAGTTATCACTAAAAGTTTGATTAGCACTCAAAGTAGCTTGAAAAGCTGGTTTTTTTGGTAACGCTAATCCACTACTGTTTATAGTCATAGCCGTAGTGCCATTTGTATGCTTTATATTCTGTACTAAAAGGTTACTCATATGATTGCTAGATTACCTCCAGAGTTTACTGTGATAGTTATGCCAGAAGATACTGTCAAAGGCCCAGTTGCTGTTGCATTCTCTGTTGCTTCTATGGTTGTATCCACATCTACAGTTTGTGAGTTAACTCTAAACATACCACCATTTTTAAAGTTGCCTTTGTTCTGTGTGGGTATCGTAATACTTGTATCCGTTGCACCAAGATAAATAACAAAGATATTACCTGTGCCAGTTGATGGGGCTTCTGTAAACGTAAGGTTTGTGCCATT